TGATTATATTAATCACTTTTTGTTTTTATCTAATTAAATCATATTTTTATGCTATTTTCCATATATACTCTATTTTTCTATTAGTGCAATCCCAAGTATCTACAATATAACCATCTCCTTTATTTCATATTTTTAACATTTGTTCTTTTATAACCAATTACTCTCATTCGTTGCATTTGAGTATCTAACCCAGCCTTTTCACTAAATTCTTTGTATTTTTTTGTTAGTGAAGTTATATTTTGTTGAGCTTCTTGCACTCCTTCTTTATTACCACTTGCTTTAGAGGCTATTTGTAAGTCTTTTTGTTGTCTTATCTTTGTTTCTAATCTTCGTTGTACTTGCGTTGCTTCATATCTAGTATATTTCTTGCCTTCGTATTCTATAATCTCGTTGCTTTCTTTTTTAAATTGATTTAATTGTTTTTGAGTATAATTTGGGCTACTTATTCCTAACACAATACTAAATACGAAATGTCCACAATTCATTGTTCCAATAGGTCTATTTAAACTACCATTTAATTTGTTAAATTCTTTCTTTGAATATTGTTTACCTTGAATAAATATGTGGTCTTCTGCACAAGGGCTATGAGCAGAAATTTCGACGCCGTTACTACCAAATTCTTTGCCTACTTGCTCCTGAATACCAATATTTACTTGTCTAACTCCTTCAAGAATATTTTGTCTAACACTAGAGTCTAATCTTCTAGCATAAGGCTTTTTGCCTTCGTTTTCATAATAAACTTTTTTAACTCCACTATTAGAAAGTTGTTTAATAGTATCATACATTGCTTTTTGGTAGTTATTTTGCCCAGTCGATACAGCAAGTACACATCTATCTATTACATCTTCGTAAGCCTCTCTAATACCCTTTAAATAGCCCTCTCCGTTGTCTTTTAACAATTTGATAGCAGTTGTACTAGAAAGGTTAGTAAATACTCCCTGTGTCGTTTTTTCAACTGATTTAACTATATCTTGGAATTGCTTACTATCTTTGTATGATACTTTATCCATTCCTTTAGCTTCATAGTACACATTAGCAAATTCAATGTTTTCTTCGGCTGCTATTTCTAGCAATTCTTCTAAATCTTTCCTTGATAACTGGCTCGCTTTTTCTAAATCTTCCATTATTTTATCAATTTCACGACCGTTTTTAATTTGCTGGGCTAGTCTATGGGCTTCAGAAACACTTAATCCTTCAAATTTTGATATGGTTTTGCCAAATTCCTGTAATATTTCACTATTTAATGCTTCAAACCTCGAATAGAACCTTTCTTCGGCTAGTTTTAGCTTGTTATTATCCATAACATCACCTATTCTTCACTAGTTCCTAATAGTTCCCTCATTGTCGGTTCGTTTTGACTTATTTCTTCAATTGCTTTTTGACTTTCTTCTAGCGTTTCATTTGGTTTATAAAATTGTCTTAATTCAACTTTAGATATAACACCTTTACTTTGCATTGCAGTTGCTTGATTAAACGATTCTTGGCTATCTTCTAGTAACGTATAACTCCAATCATAAGATAGTGTATATTCCCCTTGTGGGCTTAAATTATAAGCATTTGCTAATACATTACAAGCATAGAAAAAATCTTCCATACAAGCCTCAAAATTAGTTCTAACATCATCAACAATTGAGAATGTGTCATACATTGCCCTTTTAATTTCAGTTGCGGTTGCATTTTGAGTTTGAACTTCACTTAATATACCTGCACTTGTTCCTATTTCTTTTTCTAATCTTTGATATAGTTCTTGTAATCTTGCATAATAAGAACTTTCTCTTATTGCTGGGCTAAATTCATAAAAGAAATTATCTTCTCCAGCATCTAATTTAACGAACACTCCATCTTTAGGTAATTCTCTATTTTTAAACATTGTGTAATCAGCACCAACAAAAGCATCTTTTACATCGAATTCTCTAACTATCTTTTTTAATGTATCTCTTATTTCTGCTATTGTTTCATCACAACCATAAGTGATAGGTACTCCGTATTTATCCATCATTTTTCGGTTATTTACTGGACTTTTAAAATATCCCAATAATGCTCTATCACAATTAGAAATTGTTTGCTTTATCATTATATTTTGCCAAAAACTAGGTGTTTCAATTTCCTTACCAGTTCCATCAGTGAATTTCTGTTCAATAATACAATTGTTGTTTTCTATTCTATAATTAGTCCATCTAATATAGACTTTATCTTGTCCGAATGTTTGAGATATAACTTTTTCTTCAGCAAGTATTGTAGCTCCAGTTATTAAATCACCATCTGTGTTATCAATTGTTACTCTTCCTTGCGGTACTCTATTATAGAATAACTTATTACCCTTTACATAAGGAACAAGGAATATTCCGCCATAACCAAGTCCTGATGACACTATCTTTTTTCTTTTTTTCCATAAAGATTGTCCTATCTTTTCAAGTAAATCTTTTCTAGCGTTATCTCCTGTAATGTTCATTGAACTATCATTTGATACATAATTCGCTATTTTATTACTAAATATAGCATTAAAATTAATCTTATCTATTCTTTCATATTCTACTGCGTATTTTTGATTATCTTCTAATTCCCTTTTAGTTGCTTCTGTTTCTTTTTTAAACAAAGTTTGTATTATCCAAAGAAATATATTCTTTAGCATATTATCACTCCTCCTATTTTCCTCTACGTTTCCAAATATTATTTAGTGCATATCTAACACTATCTATACAGTGGTTGTCTTTATCAGGATAACCACTAATTACATTTCCATCTTTGTCCTTTTCGTATTCATAATTGCAAAATTCTTCCATACATTTAGGCGTTCTTTTTGCGTCTATAATAATTGATTTAAGACTTGCTAACCACTTCATTGAATAAGGTACACTATCTGGTCCTTTTTCAGCACCACGCATAGTACTACCATACATTCTAAAATCTCCAATAGATTTAGGCTCTGCACTATCAGCAATAATCATATCTTCTTCAGTAACACCTTTATTTTCTACTAAATAGTCCCATACTTCTTTATTACTTTTCTTGTTGACTACATATTCATCTAGTATATAAAGTTCCCTAGTGTTAGCATTAAAATAACATTTTGTATAAGCTAGTGGGTCTGGATACCAACCAAAGTCAATACCAAAATATAATCTATCCATTTGTGATATTTCTTCATCAGTTATTTCTCTTAATACTATATTGTTAAATACATTTGTGCCATCTCCAGTTTCAATACCTAAATATTCGTTTTCATATATTTGTGGACTAACTTCTTTTAAATATTCAGCCTCATCAAAAAATGGTTGTCCTAGCCACTCTTTAGGTACTGCTCTATAATCTGATAAATGTACTTTACGATTTGCTTTTGGTACTTTCTTTTCTTTATTTACAAAGTGTTGTGTACTAGGTGGTGTGTTATAACTTCTAAATACTACAAAGTCATCTCCACCACGCATAACTGACTGGTCTATCTTACGAACTGCGTTCATTCCGTCCATTTGGTCGAACTCTTCATACCATATTACACCAATGTACATATCTTTTGGTGGTTTTATTGATTTAATTTTTACTGGGTCATCAGCACCCCTAAAATATATTGTTTGTCCTGTTGACTTTTTAGTTATTTCTAGTGGGCTTTTAGTTATTTTGTAGTCTTTAGATATGTTTGGATATGTTTCTTCTAATTGCCCAATAGCCCATTGTAATTGGCTAAATACACTGTCTTTTAAGGTGTTACCTACTTTTCTAATAGCAATACCACACATTCTAGGGTTATTTTCTATTAATTCAATAAACTTTTCACTTACAAAAGATGATTTTGTACTACCACGCCCACCTTCTAGCCAATATTCCAAATATTTTCTATTGTCTATATCTCTATTCAAGTCAACAAACGATTTGGTCATATCTTTAGCGGGAATATATATTATTGGTTTATCTATTTGACTTTGGTTTTCTAGTTCTTGTGTTTTTAACCTTAATTCTTGCTTTTTAATACGCAATTCTTCTAGTTTAATCTCTTTATCCATTATAATACCATAAGTTGTACTAGCACCTTTTAAATCGGTAAATATGTCGTTAGCGTTCGACAATTTATTATTCATAAAGTCTAAAGTGTTGTTTAATACTTGCAATTTCTTTTCTCTTTTTTGTTCCATTTCTTCTAATACTGATTTAGTATTTTCTTCTTTTTTTTGTTTGCATATTTTTGCAGTCTTTTCATCTTTATTAACAATAGTTTTAACTGTATTTGGCGATATTCCACCATTTAATCTAGCAGTTTCACTATAATTATTATTTTCCATATAATCAGCAATAATCTTTTTCTTTTGCTTGTCAGTTAATTTGGTTCTAGCCAATGATTATCACTCTCCTATGTATCCTTGTAGAAAATCTAATAGCATATATGTATTGCTAAAATATTCTTTTTCTCCATCTATGGTTAATATTATTGTTCTTTTATATTCTCCATTATTATATTTTTCTATTGTAGTAAGATTTACTTCATGTTTTAATGATACTTTGTATA